AAACATTTTTTGTAATTTATAGGAGGGTAAAGCAAATTAAAAAGCTCATCTAACAATGTTTTTAGGTAGATAATTAAAGCTATTGTATAAGCTAAATTAATTAAAACATTCAAAGAAGCCTCTACAACCTGCCCACCACTAAAAGGGATAGCTCCAATTACAGATGCTAAATCCCTACTCGCTTCTGCTGTCTTTTTAACAGCTTCAATAGTCTCTTTTAAAGCTAAAAAAGTAGCTAATGACAATATTAATAGCTCTACTTTGTCGTACTCTTTTTCTACAATGTAGGGTACTTTCCTAAACTCATTTTGTGATATTATACCTTGGTCAAGTAAGTAGCCAAAAGTGTTAGATGCTAATAGCTCATAAAGTGTATTTTGATTGTCAAGCTTCTTAATAGAACATTGTACCTTACAGTCGTCTAAAACTGTAATGCTCGACACATCAATAAATCCCTCAAAAATAAGTGTGATATTCTCTACTTCAATACTAAAGTCCAATCCCTCAAAAATTCCGAAACTTTGCCCTGTCATTCCACCTAAGATATGATCCTTTATGATTTGAGCCGACTCATTTACAAAAGTAAAATTATCTAAACTTATATTTGTCTCATTTTTCTCTGTGAACTCAGCTTGTACGTCAATATCCCCCCATTCAAGAGGGGCATTAACTTGTATACCATTAATTTTAAATATTACCATTTTTTACGAATTTTTGAACTTGTTACTACTGTCTTTGTCTTACCTTTTACTACTTCGCTAACTATTCCTGTTATTTTATCAAAACTAACGTCTCTAACAGGAATATCAATACTCTTAAATCCATCTTGAATAGCTTGTTTTATCTCCAAAGGGTTCATACTATTAAAACCAATTTGTGGTGCGTTTTGTTTAGGCTGTACAAGGTTAGATTTCCACAAAGATACGATATTTACAAGCTCTTTGTTGCTTATACCTTTTAACTCTTTGTTTTGCTCGGCTGTCACCACACGCTCGTTTGGGTGCAAAATACTTAAAAACCCTCCTTTATTGTCTACTATACCACCTTGTCCTGTATTCTCTGTACCATCATAAAAAGCTGGTAAAGTTCTAATAAACGCTGTCAAAAATGAAATATCTTTGATAGTAGAGCCTAAAGGGTTCTTATCTTTGTTCTCCAATTTAGCTGTATAGGTCTTTAAAGCGTTTAAACCTAACTCTATGATTTTAGCCCTTTGTTGTTCCTTGATTTTCTTTTGCTCTAGCTCTGCCTGTTTGCGTTGTTCAAAAGCTAAATTATTTGTAGCGTCCTGGATACCTTGTTTAGCTAATTCAGTCAATTGTGTTTGTCTATCTTTAGAAGCCTGTATCTCTTTATCTATTAACTCCATTTTGCGTTGTATTCGTTGCTCCTCTCTATCATAAAAAGCATCAGCGACGGCGTTTAAATTTTGGTATAAGTCCTTTTGAGCTTCTAACTCTTTTGCTTTAAATTTAGTAGTCAAATCCTCGCTTTTCTGTTTAGCTTCTTGCCCTGTTTGTTTTTCAAGTAATAAATTATTTGCTTCAAAACGTTTGTTTAATAAGTCTAACTCTAAATTTAAAAGCTCTTTATTATTCTTATACTTTTCTCTTAAATTTGCCTCCTCAATTTGTCTTTCTATCTCTAAATTATCAAGTTGGATTTTAAGACGTTCATTATAGTATTTTTGCAGTTGGTCTGTATCTAAAACATCTGCTTTTATGAATCGTTCTTGTAGCTCCAACTCTTTTTTAATCGCTTCATCAATCGTTTGGAGCTGTCTATCGTTCGCTTCTTTTAATCCTTTGTTTTGTATTTCAATAAGTTGTTTTTGATAATCGGTTTCAAGTTCGATTATCTTTTTGTCTGATTCCTCTTTTTCTTTAGCTTCCTTTTTAGCCAATAAAGACAATTGTTTAGTATATTTAGCATCTATCAATAAAAGGTATTGGTTGTACTGTTCTTTAAGGTAACCTTTCGCCTTGTATTGTTTTTCTAAATCGTAATACTCATTTTTATAGTTTTGGAGTATGATTTCACGCTCTGACCTAATAGCTTCTAACTCTTGTCGTCGTTGTTCCTCTCTGATTTTATTCCTTAAATCCTCTAACTCTTTGGCTCTGTCCTCTGCATCCTTTTTAGCTTGTTGTTGTGCTTGTTTTTCAGCTTTTGCTTTTTCTTGAGCTTCTTTTCTTGAATCTAAATCTTGTGGCTGTCCTGTTATAGGGTTAAGAGTAGGGTTTTGTTGTAGTAACTCTTGAATTTGTTTAGTGTATTCTATTTTCTTTTTATTTAAAGCATCAACAATCTCAGTTTGTTTAGTATTAGCTTTATCAATTAAATAAAGATCTGCTTCGTATTGTTCTTTTAATCCTACATTAACGGCACCTTGTATAATAGATTTTTGAAATTTATTATAAGTTGAAATGTATTCCTCTTGACTTTTTGCATTTTCTTGAGCTATTTCAGCTTCTGTTTTTTCCTGTAAAGAAATAAGTGCTTTCAATTTAGATTGTTTCTCAATTTCTTTAGTGTAAATCTTTAAAAGCTCGTTATTTTTATCAATAGCTCCAGCTTCTAAACTCAAGTCTTTGAAATACTGTGGGTTTATTTTTTGAAGCTCTTTTAAAGCACTATTCCGTTGCTCATAGCTCAAATTTTGATTATTGACAATATCAACTAAATAGGAAGCCTGCGAAATCTCATTAGTACGTATTTGAGCCTCTTCTTTTTTAAGGTTATTTAATGCCTGCTGTTCTACTGTAAGCTCTTTTGTTCTACTTATGTAAATCAGCATAGCTCCTGTTACTAAAGTTAAAGCTGTAGCTATAACACCTAAAGGATTGGCACGCATAACTAACCATAATGCACGCATACTTACTGTTAATACATTCGTCCCTGTTGCTGTGGCAATAGTTTGAATATTTTGGAAAGACATTTGAGCAGTTAATAATAGCGATTGAATACGTTGTTGCACCATTACTGCAATATTCCTTACCCTTGCAACTGTGTCCATTGCTAAAGCTCTTGTAGAATTTACAAAAGCTAAATTCATTAAACCAAGACCTACTATAAAACTTGTAAAAAGTGCCTTATTATCTTGAAATAGCTTAAACATTTCTTTTATGCCATTTCCTAACTTTATAAAGCCTTTTAGAACTAAAACAAGTGCATCAACTCCTAATTTTGCAAAGTCTGAAAATACGCTATTACCGTCTTCAATACCTAAAATAAAAGAATTGAACGTCTGCTTTAAAACCTCAAACCTTTTAGATAGCTTTTGATTTGAAATGCTCGCTTGCTCTTGTGCAACTGTCGTTCCTATTACATTTTTTGTTAAGCCCTTTACAGTGTCTGAAAGCTCTATTAAAGACTGTGCAGAGTTTAGATTCTCAACCCCAAAAACAGCTCCTAATGTAGTAATATCTCCTAATAATGGTTTCAATTCCTTTAATTTTTCATTAAAAGGTATTGTTGTATCTTTTAATTTCTCAAAGCTTACACCATACTCATTTAATCGCCTTTGAGCTTCTTTAGGTAATATATCAGGTGCAGATATTTTAAGTAAAACATTACGGATTGCAGTCCCAGCTTCTGCTCCTTGTAAACCTGCAATAGCCATAGCTTCAACCAATGCAACTGATTCCTCAAATGGTATTTTTAAACCCTTTGCAGTCGCTCCGAATTTTAAAAGCGATTCTGTTAATGCAGGAACTTCTGCCGCTCCAAATTTTGAACCTGCAGCTAAAACATTAATTGCCCTATCAGCTTCATTGGCACTAATACCAAATTGATTCATTGCCTGTGTTAGCCTTGTCGCCGACTCTTGCAAATCCAATCCACTCGCTTCCGACAATGTTATTGCCGACTGTGTTACACGATTTAAGGCATCTGCATTTTCTAAAAGCTCAGGTTTTGCAGACGCAATAAGTTTGTATGCTTCCACAACTGCAACAGCACCTCCTGTAGTAGCTTTCCCTAACTCAATAGCTTGATTTTTTAAGAACTCTAATTTATCGCCTGTTGCTCCTGTGATAGCTTCTAAATCTTTTATAGAGTTGTCAAAAGCAATAATAGTATCTTTATTACCAACAACTAATGCAAAAAGCCCTCCTAATGCTGTGATGACTGCACCAATTGGAGTAGCGACAAAAGAGAAAAGACTACGCCCTAAACCTTGTGCAGAGCTACTAATATTGTTTAATAACGTCGGTGTTTGCCCTAAAGTGTCATTTAACCCTGCTACTGGATTAGTAGGTAAGGCTTCTTGCACTCGTGGAAGTCCAAAACGTTGTCTAGGCTGTCCTACTGCTTGTTGATTTACCTTAAAACCTATTGTTTTACGTCCTACATTATCTACTTCTTTGCCGACAGCCTTAATCTCTTCTTTAGCTTGTTTGCTATCGTTTTTAATGTTTCTAAAAAAGCCTACGGGTCTATTGGCTTGGTTCTGTACATTATTAACTTCGCTTTTTAGGTTAGTAGCTTGTTGTTGTGTAGCTCCGAACTGAAAGCCTATTTTTCTAATCCCCTCCGACGCACGTTTGAAAATATCAGAGTCGAGAACTGAACTTAATTGTTGTCCGAATGGTCCAAACATACTCAAAGCTCTACGGATAGAGCCCTCGTAATTACCAACCTCTCTCTGATTTTGTCCGACACTCTTATCAATAATCTTAAGTTGAGAATCAACACGTGTAATTTCTTTAAGTAACTTTGTCGCTTCCTGTGTTTGTGCCTTGCCTTGTACAGCCATATCTTTATACCTTGCACGCATCACATTCAACTCGTTGCTTAACTTCTTATAAGCTCCTGTAGTGCTGTCTGTAGCAATTGCTTCCTGTCTTAACTCTTGATTATACTGTTTTTTCTGTTCTTTTAAACGTGTAAGCTCTATAACTTGCTTTCGATACGCTTCATCGCTTCCAAGCCTTTTTATTTCAGCTTCTAATTTTAATCTTTGAGATTCTAACTTATTTAATTCATCTAAAACAGGCTTTACCTTTTCAGCCGACGCCTTGATTTTATCGTACCCATCTGCACTTTTTGGGTCTACTACTTTAATCCCTTTCTTTGTCTCTTTTAGAATTTCTTTAAAAGACGTTTCTAAATTCTTAACAACAGCTAAAAGGGCTTCTGCCTCAGCCTTTGGCTTTGTGAAAACATCGTCATCTATGATATCACTTCTTTTTATAGTACTCATTTTGTAATCTTGTATTTTCTTCGTTTAATATTTCGATATATTTATAAAATCGTGTTACGGAGCAGGTCTCTAAATCAATAGAAAAGCCTAGATATTTTTCTATTAAAGCTACTACTTTCATATTATCCTGTTTCTCATTACTCAAAGTTTTAAGGTACTCATCAATGTCAATTGTAAGCATCTCAATATCATTTAGTAAAACACGGCGATGTGTAAGTGCAAAGTCAATCTCTAACATAATAAGCTTCTTTAAATTACTTACATACTCATCAAACTCTGTGTTTCTACCAAATTTATTTTGATAGTCTAAATACAACTCCTTCCAAGTGTCCTCAACTTCTTTAGTGGCAACCTTACCTTTTATAACAAGTAGGTCTATGTTGGCAGTCTCTAAAATTCTGAAAAATAAACCTATAGGTAAATTATTTAAGCTATTATAAATTTCTTTTGATTCGCTCTTGAATATCTTTTTTAATATCGTCTGTAACATCGTTTAAGTTTTTAGTATTAAGACCTAACAAATTAACGCCCCATCTTGTTCGCAGGTCCACTCCAGACTTTATGAAGTTTGCCGTAAAATTAATATCACCATTCAAAGAGCTTACTTTAATTGACTTATAAAAGCTTCCTTTGTCTTTTAACGTTACCCTGTCAATAGGCTGTCCCTTTCGTACTTTAATCTTCTTTGTAAAATTAGAGTAGTCGCCACCAATATTTTTAAGGTCTGTACTTGTAGCGTCCTCACCACTATAAAGTTGGTCTTGATTGTCATATTTGATTTTATCTTTAATAGCTTTATTATTTAAAGACTTATCTACTTGGTCGGCTGGGTCTAACGTCTTAAAATATTTAAGAACACTTTTCAATTTGTCCATAGTATTAAAATTTGAACGGTAAAAATTACCGTTGTAAATATACGAAAAAAGGGCTTACGCCCCCTTCTCTTTTTCAACCTTAACCACTTTAAATTTTCCTTTCAATTCAGAAGGTACACTTTTTGATTTGTGCAATTTCATAAACTCATCCTCTGTCAAAGAGCTTATAGCTTGTAAAGAGTAGGTCGCACGCCCTACTCTTATTGTTTCATTTTTCATACTTATGCTACTGTTATGATTGTGTCTTTAACAGGGTTAAAATCGTAGTTGTCTTTTTGAATCTCTAACTGTAAAATATCTGTTGCTACAGTTGTAGATGGAGTGTAAACGATAGTGTAAGTACCTTTGTTTACTGTGTCTTCTGTAACACTAACAACAGTTAAAGTTAAGTTTTGAGTTACATTTTTAAGACTTACAATGTCGGCTACTTCTACACCAGCAACACCGATTTTCTTACCGAAAGATCCGTAAGATAATTCAAATTTAACTTCAATATTTCCTACAGTAGATGTAATAACTTTTGCGTAAACATCAAGCAATCCTTTAGCTCCTAATAGGTCAGCTTCGATATTATCAGCTTCAATCACATCTAAAGAACAAACGTTTACGATAGGTGCAAAGTCAAAACCTAAAGCTACATGACTTAACTGTTCAGTAGATTGGAACATGTATTTAGGGTCAAAAGCTTGGATAGGGATAGGTGCCAATTTGTCACCCAGAACTAAACCTAAAACGTTACCTTGGATATCAATTAAGTAAACACCGAAATCAATACAATTATTATGTGCTAACTTACAAGCAAATGTATGATTTTTGTTGTTAAAGATAGCAGCCCAACTTATAATTCCACTTCTTACACGCTCTTTTGACCCATCGTTGAACTCTTTAAACGTTGTGTCGGCTGTGGTTGGTACTACGTCTTTTAATTCAGGTGTAATGTACGAACGATCAGCAGGATTAACAGCATTAATTTTTGCATCTAAAAAAGTTTGGTCAAAAACGACGCTAGGGTCAATCGTATTTCTTGTACCATCACTTCCGTAAGTTGGTACAAAAATCATTTTGTAAACTCTATCGAAGTTTACAGCACAGTCATAGCCCATGTTGGCAAGACCTGTTAAGCAATTACATAAATCCATTTTGGTATGTTGTTTGTTCGTTTATAATTAACACGTGCATTTTTTACACGAGTTGGTTTTTAAAAATTGTAAATTAATAATAAGCTCACAGCCACTTGTGAAATTAGGGAACAGGTTTTTTAAGTGTCCTAATTTAGGATTCTCACCCAAGTCAATCCCCATTTTGGAGTGGTTTATGATTTTGTAGGTCTCGACTTCGCCAAACACACTAACTTTTTTATTAATAGCTTCTACAAATAAAGCTATTAGTTTACGCATCGCCGAAATTGAGTACTTGTAATGTTCCTCATTTACCCAGTCTTTAAAGTTGGTTTCATCTAAAAAGAACAAAGTTAGTTCAGCTTCATAGTCTACCCTTTCTCTAATATTTTTGTACTCCTCCAAGATAGGCTCATAAAGGTAAATCATGGGATATTTTTCATCACACGAGCTTATACGTCCTACCTCTGTTGCTGTGTTTGTTACTGTTCCGTGAAAGAAAAAAGGAGCTTCTATAACTACATTAAATGGTAAAGCTATTAAGGTATTCGTATCTAAAATAATGTATTCGTCTGTTTTTACATCTAACACCTCAAACTCTGCATCGTTAATTTTAACAACAGAGCAGGGAGCTATAAAAGACGTGCAACAAAGGTACACTTTCAATTTTCCATCTACAAGCTCTACATTAGTAGCTTTCAAAGATTGTCCTAAACTATCTACTATCTCCTTAATTCGTTCGTGAATCATAACCATTTTTTATTGTAATTAATAAGGTCGTTCATTCTGTTTAGCCACCCTTTTAAAAATACCTTTTGAGTGGCGTTTCTTTGTACAATAGACTTTAAAAAGTTGATACGAAAAGCATAAATCTTTTCTAATAACTCTTTAGGATTGGCTGTATTTAGAGCTTTTAGTGTTTGTTGTCCAACTACCCCATCGGCTTTTAGTCCTAAAAGTCTTTGGATTAGTAAAATGCTTGTCTTTGTACCACTACCCCAAGCGAAATCCACTAAAGTATTAGCAATAGCTTGATTTTCTATTTTATCAGCTTTCCATCCGTCCCAATAGCCTTTTGCCATTATTTCAGTCACTTGTGTAGTCGTAATTAAAATCAAGTCTTGTAGATCAACGTCACCATCTTTATCATTATCAAATCCTAGCGTTTGCCAGACTTTAAGCGTCACACCCATATTAGTAGCTCCTCCTTTATCGTATTTGTGATTTACAAATCCCCCCTCCCATTTAAGTATAAAAGGGGCAAGCTCTTTGATACTACTCATTTTCATTTGGTAGGGTTGTAAGCACTTTCCCAATCGCTCCGACACCTGTAATTGTTGCACCGACCCAAATGGGTAAGGCTACACCTCCAGTCATTATTGTTGTTGTCAAAATAGCTCCTATAGTGCCAATCGTCATAAAAATATTACCTAATTTCTTAAAGAATTTAGGTTGTGGTTTACTTAACCTTTCTACTGTTTCATTTATCATTTTTCAAAATAGATTTTACTTCCTTTAAAACGGAGGTGTTTTGATTAATAATTTCAATTTGTTCCTTGTAAATTGTCGTTAAAAGGGTCTCATACTTGTCGTTTACATCGTCAATTTGCCCCTTTAACTTTTGGTTCTCTGAATAAAAAAAGTCTTTTAGCTTGGAATTCTCTTTATAGAACACGTACGCTACAACGACTAAAAGTAATACAGAGAACCCTTGTGTTTGTAATTGTTCTATAAAGATACTTTCCATACTGTTTTTTTTTAAAAAAATAAA